GCCAGACCCAAAAGAGAACTCGCAGACTGCCTCATCCGAATAGCGGTAACAACAGGTATTCCCCTGGCTGATCTGCAGCAGTGGTCGCTCACAGATGTCACAGTGGCATTGGACTTTATTAGAGACAGGAATGGTCATGGCTGAAGCAAGACAAACAATCAAGATTCAGCCAGACTTGCGCGATTTCAGGGGACTATTGAAAGCCCTAAATCAAATGGATAAAGAAGCCAACCAAGAACTTAAAGATGACGTTGCGTCAATTAGTGAATGGACTGCTGGCCAGATGCGACAAGCTGCATACGCTCATCCATACTTTCCAAGACAGGCTGCAATTATTGCGCCAACGATTAGACCAAATAAAGATCGTATTCCTAACGTGACCATCGGCGGATCTAAAAGCCGAGCATCAGGTGGGGCAAATGCCGGGCAACTGTTATTTGGTAATGAGTTTGGTGGCGAGCGTAATGCAAGAGGTAGTCAGTCGGCCTTTCCAAATGGTGGCTTTAGATTTCCGCCTAGAAGCGACAGGGTCGGGCGCGGTAACGCAGGGTATTGGATATTCCCAACCCTCAAGGCAGCCCAGCCAGAGATTACTCAGCGATGGAAAACTGCCGTAGTAAAGGTTTTATCTAATTGGGATAAGGCAGGTGTTATGTAATGGCTGACGTTAGAACAATGAAATTAAATTTGCTGGCCGATGTAGCAGATTTCACTAGGGGCATCGACAAAGCCGACAGAGACTCAAAAGGCTTAGCCGATAATGTCGATGGTCATTCAAAGAAAATGTCTGCAGCCTTTGCAGCAGCTGCCGCAGCGGTTGGATTCTTTGCAATAAAACTAGGCGTGGACTCTGTCAAGGCAGCAGCTGAGGATGAAGCCAGCCAAACCAAATTGGCCACAGCGCTCAAGAATGTCACTGGCGCGACTGACGATCAGATTGCTGCGACCGAGAAATACATCGAAAAGCAACAGAGGGCGACAGGCATCAATGACACTGATGTGCGAACTGGTCTGGCTCGCCTTGTGCGATCCACAAAAGATGTGACGGAAGCACAAAAGTTATTTAATTTGGCGCTAGACATATCGGCAGGCACTGGCAAAGATGTGACACTTGTGACTGAAGCATTAGCCAAAGCCAATGACGGCAACCTTAAAGGCCTTAAGAAACTTGGCATTACCCTGGGCGACAGTGCCGCAAACATGGTTGAGTTTAATAAAGAACAGGCAAAACTAGCCAACTTAAATATTGACTTGCAATACGCTTTAGACAATTCGGGGCTCGCCAGCGAGGAATATTCAAAGGCATTGGAAAAGGTTACAGATCAGCAAGAAAAGGTTAATGCCGTACAAGCCGCAGGCATTGATTATGTTGGCGAATTGACCCGAGAATTTAGTGGATCAGCTGCCGCAGCTGCCGCAACTTTTGAAGGCAAACTAAAGATTCTTAATACCGCAGTAGGCGAATTAAAAGAGGGACTAGGCGCTAAACTTATACCCACTTTGGTTAATGTTTTAGAGCAAGTTAACAAAGTTGGCATGGGATTTGCTGGAGATGATTCAGACAGTTTAAGCCAGCGCGCTATCGAGCTAGGGGCAAGTGTTGGCGATCAGGGCGCTTTCAGTTTAGGCGCATCATTGAAAGCCGCAGCGGATGCCTTTAGCAAATTATTTGACGAGATCACTAGCGATGATGCTAAGGAATCGCCATCAGTTTTGCAATCGCTAGCCAATGGAATCAACGCCATCGCTGCGGGTATTGACAACTTGCGTGAGGCATACTCAAAAGCAAAAGCCCTTGGTGGAGGCCTTTTAGAATTCCTCATTATCAATCCAGGTGAAGGCCCAAAGTTTGCAGACACTAATTTGGGCAAGCGCTTAGGGTACACAAAGCGAGCAGCAGGTGGCCCAGTGACGGCTGGCCAGGCTTACAGGGTTGGCGAGTTTGGCCCTGAGATGTTTGTGCCAGCAGGCTCGGGGTCTATTCGCAAAGACAGCGGCGGCGGCGGCGGTAACACTGTCATAAACATTAACGGCGTTATTGATGCAGAATCAGCTAGGCGATCAATCGAGAAGCTGCTGCAAAACAGCGCTAGGCGAACAGGCCCGATCAATCTAATTGGCGCGACATTGTGACCACCTATACGCCTTACCCAAAAGTGATATTTGCTGGCGCGGTTGAGTACGCAGATAACACGATCAGCAGTATTGGCATAAGCCTTGGCAGGCGCGACATTTACGAGCAGGCACAGCCCGGCATCGCTAGCGTTAGATTATGGACTGATGCCGACACCGCGCTAAACGTCAATCTGTCAGACAGCGTAGAGATCAAGATACAAGACTCGACAGCGGCCTACAAAACTATTTACACAGGCATAATCTCAGACATTGACATCACACTTGATGCCTACGGTTCAGAGGGATCTGTTGCTATTTACAACATCACAGCAGTTGGGCCATTGTCACTAGTCAATAGGCACACAACTGGCGGCCTTGGTTATGCCAAAGAGTTTGACGGCACAAGAGTCTTAAACATTCTGTCCGATGTATTCCTGCAAGATTGGAATGAAGTCCCGGGCGATCTAATTTGGTCAAGTGTCAGCAATATTGCCACATGGGCTAACTGGGATGGCTCAAACATCACATTAGTAAACGATCTAATAGCAGACATTGACACGCCCGGCACATACGAACTTGAGGCCTACACTGGCGGGGTTACTGATGCCCTAGCACTAGTCCAGTCAGCTGCCCAATCGGGTCGAGGTTTTCTATTTGAAGCACCTGACGGTTCACTGCACTATGACTCTTACAGTGCCAGAGCTGCCTATGTGCCATTAACACTCACAGGTGATGATCTACTCGCAGCAGGCTTGCGACAGGCCGCGCAGTGGGCAGAGATTGTCAATGATGTGACAGTGACCTACCGCAACGGCGGTGAGGCTTACGCAGCCGATTACACTAGCCAGCAGTCCTATGGCCAACTGGCAGGCACTAGATCAACTACCTTGCACAATGGCTCAGATGCCGCAATACAGGCAACAGCATTCCTAGAGTCTCGGGCATACCCACGCACCTACCCAGAGGAATTGACGATTCCACTGCATAGCCCAACTGTTAGCGATGCCACACGCGATGCCCTGATTGCCATGCTTGTCGGCTCGGCAATTTACACGCAGCAGCTGCCAGCAGTATTTGGCACAACCTTTGACGGTTTCGTTGAGGGTATGCGCTGGAATCTCACAAGGTACACAAGTGACCTCACCCTAGTTTGCTCGGCACTGTCCGAGACATACCCACACAAAGTATGGTTGCAAATCGCGCCAACTCTTACATGGGCAGGTTATACTCCTACTACGGAAGAATGGATGGATCTATAAATGGCAACTACTACCCCGAACTACGGCTGGCCAGTACCAACCAGCACTGATTATGTTAAAGATGGTGCAGTTGCCATTGAGGCTTTAGGCGATGCCATTGACGCCACAGTTTTTGGGTTGCCAACGTCTGGACTCACTTTAATAAAAAGTCAAGTAATTGGCACAACGGTAGCAAGTGTCAATGTTACTAGTGCTTTTAGCACAACCTATGAAAATTACCGCATTATTGTCAGTGGTGGTGTTTCTTCTGGTGTAGCACTTTTTGGAGTTAAATTGGGTGCAACTACAACTGGATATTATCAGAGCGTTCAGGCGATAACTTATGCTGCGGCAGGCGCTAACGCTGGCGTCTCAAACGGCTCAAGTTTTACGCGCATGGGTGTTCTTTCGACTACCTCGGCAACCATGGATTTTGATTTGCAAAATCCATTTACAGCAAAAATTACAATGATGAATGGTGCATTTATGGATAGTCGTACTACCGGTGAGGCTGGTTTTGTCGCTGGATTTTTAGATAATACGACCTCATACACCGATTTTACAATCACACCCGCTTCTGGCACTTTAACAGGCGGGACAATTTATGTTTACGGCTACAAGAAGTAGGAAAAATGGCAACCACAAAACCAAACATTCAAATTGACGACCTAGTACGCGAAATGACCACCGAGGAACACAACGCATACAAGGCAGAACAAGCGGCAAGCGCAGCAGCACAAGCCGAAGCCGATGCAAAAGTGGCAGCACGCACTAGCGCACTGGCAAAACTTGCAGCCCTTGGATTGACGGCAGATGAGATTGCCGCACTCTAATGTCGTTACCAATTAAGAATGGCAAAATTACAACTGCCTACAAAAAACCAGGCAAGATGTGGTCAAAGGGTTATCACACTGGCGTAGATTTTGCAGTGCCTGTTGGCACACCTGTCTTGGCAGTAGCTGATGGCAATATTGAAACGGCCAACTGGGGCAAGGCATACGGCAATCAGGTTGTGCAAAAGGTTGAGGGTGGCTGGGTAATCTATGCACACTTAAACGCAGTCCGAGTTAAGCCAGGGGCAACGGCTAAGGCTGGTCAGATAATTGGCGAGTCAGGCAACACAGGAAACTCATCAGGGCCGCATCTACACTTTGAGATGCGCGACAACATACGATGGTCTGCTGGCAAAGACCTTGACCCGAAAGCGATACTGGCATTATGAACAAAACACGCAACATCCTTTTAAGAATGGTGGCAGTGTTTGCCGCCTCAAGTCTGTCTGTCGTAGGCGCATCAGCTGTGGCAGGTGTTGAGCCAGCCAAGGCGATTGTAATTGCTGGCATCGGTGGTGTGG